AGCTCGCGTATCAATATTCAGAGAATACATCAGAAGTAGCTAAAGTTATCGGTGCTCAATTAAATTATTCTCCTATGAAAATTGATCATTTAATTAAAGGTTATGGCGGTTATATGGGCACAACATTAGCACAGATGACTAATTACCTATCGTCGGATAGACCTGCACCACCTATCAACCAAATGTTATTTATTGGTTCAATATTAGAAGGTGAGCATGCAAGCGGAGCTAAAGGAGATTTTTATGAGCTATATGATAAAACTTCTACAGTCAAAGCAACTGCTCAAGCTTTAAAAGAAGCGGGTGATTCAGAAGGCTTGCAAAATTATATGCAAAAAAATCAAGGATACCTTGCTGTAGCACCAAGTGTAAATAATTTACATAATCAACTTACTAAATTAAGACAATACAAAAAACAAATTTTAGCAAGTGGTATGACACCTGAAGAAAAACGAGAAGCTTTAGATAGTTTATCTGATTCTGAAAATAATATGCTTTCTAATATTAGAGATTTACACAGACAAGCATTAGAAATTAATAAGCAAGACTAAGCTAGACGCCAACATCTAACACCCATACAACCGTCTTTCATTGTAGTAAATGCTCTGATTTTGACGCCCGCTCGTTTTGCCCCCGATTCTATTGCATAAATGAGTGGCGAAGTTTTAAGAGTAGGGATAAAAAAACTATCCCCGATCTCCATGCCCTCAAACGGAAACACCCATTCTATTTCATTATACAAGCTCAGGTTTGGCTCCTAATGCACGTTCTGATAGCTTAGTTGTATTAATAACATAAGTCTCAATGTTAACTGTACCTGTCGCATCCTTCCAACCTGTACCCATCTTCTTACGTTTCTCAATCACTTCTATGCCAGCTTGCTTCATTTGATACAAGAACTCTCTTGTGCTTACTTGGTTCTCTGCTAAGTGTTTTCTAAACTCAGGCTTAGATATAAATATCATATGAGTATCAAGTTCAGCACGGATCACTAAAGGTGAACGAGGTTCCATTGAAATCTTACCCTCTTTAAATGCGAGAATACCTGTTTGATGGTTGTTAATAAATTCACCTATTAAAGCTTCATAATCAATCACGTTAACCTTAACTACGTTATCACGTATAGCTACCATTTCGCCGACAATCCTGTTATAAATCTTTTTCAAATCAAAATCAACTATGGCCACCTCAACTGCTATTTCACCCGCAGTCATCGTAGCCGCAATTAAGTTTTCATAGAATCGATAAGCTGTATCTTCACCGAAGTCTTTTCTAAATTGATCAACCCATTTATCCATCTTCTTTTGAACTTCGTCTTCACTGTATTTATACAACGTAAAGATAAACTCGCGCCCTGCCCAACCGTAGTTGAATCTAAACTTATCAAAGATTTCTTTACCGAGTGTAGGCTCGTCGTGGAATGCTTGAGGTTTACGTACTGCAAACTCAATTAACCTAGCAACCTCACCATTAGGATCTTTTTTAAGTATACTTAGTTTGTCATACATACTCTGGTTAGAAGTAAATATAGCAATTAAAGATGCTGACATCTCATGATCTCGTTCCGCATTGACTGATGCTTGCATACGGATTTTAGATTTACCTTGTGAGATTTTATGAATAAGCTGTGATAAGTCTTTAGGTAAGATATTGCCAACTTCGTCCAAACCAAAAGGTAAATTATGTAATCCTAAGTATCGACCTGTCATACCGTTAGCCGTAGCTTCTAGCACCGATAGATCTTTAGGATTACCCCATACAGATAAGCAACTATATAGCGCACCTGTTTTAGCTGCACCTGATTCACCTGTTAAAGATATAGTTACCCCTGATGTCGAGGTCTTATTCATCAAGACTGAGCCAAACCCAGTTAACAAAGTAAACGCATGTAGTTCAAGACTAGGTTTACTAAGTTTATTGGCGGCTTCTTTCCATGCTTCATAAGAACCTGCAGGTGTTAAGTGTTTAGCTATACTCTTACATAGAGGCGAGGTAGGTGATGTGACTTCTTTACCGTCTCGTAATAGCTCTGATTCTCCTACTACGAAGGATTCTTGATTGGGCGTCCAACCCATTTGCATACGCATGATTTCTGCGGCATTTTTATTTGTGAGGTAGTGACCCCATTTAACTATGTAATTCATAAGATATTGGCCTCCTTTGGCATCTGTATTAAATAAAACACCTTGAGACGAGATAATCTTTTTTAAATCTTCTACTGCGAATACTTTGCTCATAGGAAGTAAAAATTCACGCTCAGGGTCCTTAGGCAATATCGCTCTCATTAATAAACACTCGCCGTCTGCGGGACTATAAATCCTTTTCAACGGGAATAGATCATACAATGTAACAACTATTGGATCACCAGGAATAGGCACGCCATCTGTATCGTATTTGGGGGCAGGCATACAATAGATACCGCCTTCCTTACCATATACAAACGGATAGAGAGCCTCGGGCAACGATGATAAACCCCGAGTGACTACTTCTGCATGTTCTTTAATATGCTCAATAGTCTTCACTGACATTGATTGATCTAATGGTTTGATCGGATCTTCGACAGCTATTTTAAATATTTTACCTAATGCTAATGGATTAGTAATTTTGTTACGACTAGGACAGCCAGTACATATACCTGGATTAACATTGTTAAATGTTTCGCAAGAATGGGGCATTCCTTGAGTAGCTTGTGCTTTTCTAATAGTTTCTTTTTCATCATAGTTAGGATAGTCTTTTGAAATTAAATGGATTGCTGATTCTTTATCAGCACAATGTTGAGCGATGGATAATCCTGAATACCATAATGGTTCTTGTAGTGTTTTAACATTATCCATAATAAAGTTAATCTGAGCACAACCTTTTGATTGTACAATTTTTTCAAAGTTAGATTCAAAGTTATCTAGCTTCAATGCTTTACGTTGATCTTCACTGAGACCTTTAGGCGCAGCCTGTAATATATCTGCAAGACTAGGTTCAAGATTACCTAAAAACTCTTTAAACTCATCGAATATATAAATAGGTAAATCTGCCCCTATAACTTTAGTAGGTGAAGGAGGCATAGTCTTTTGATTAAATGTATCAGGACAACGCAAGATGCGTGCTAGGTCAGCGGTGACTACCGGGTCTATGTTTAAACCATGACTTAAACAAAACTCTTTAAATTTTTCTGCGTAAGGTTTCCACTCAGTTGCGGGAATGTCTCGTTCAAATAACCAATAAGAATGGATACCTGTTCCTGAGTCTATTTTAACAGGAGGAGGCAAATCATTTTCTAGTACGAATTGGTCAATCGCTTGAACCGCCTCATCTTTTGAGTTATAGCCCTTACCCTCGCCAACATCTAAGTCTACGAAGAATGATCTAACAAACTTAGCCTCATCAGCTTTACGACTATATCCGCCGAATGAACTAAGGGCTACAAAGATGTTGGTGGGTGTATTCTTTTTAGATTCAATAAACTCAGCAAGCTCGTCTATGTTTTCTACGAATTTATGTTTGGTTATCTTCGCTATCGGATCAATTGTAGCTACACAATAAACGCCTGTAGATGGCAAGGCTTTTTTGTAAAATTCTTTCATCATTTGCAGTTTCCTAAATTTTTAGTCAACAGTTCTCCACCACATAAAATCATGTGTTTTTTATCGCTCACGGGGAGAATTCTATTCTACTACTTTTTTAAAGTTTGTCGATAACTTTAGTATCTATATATTCTTTTACTTGTAATGTACTTGACAAAGGTAATTCTCCTACTTCTAAAGAATCACTAATAATGTCCATTAGCTTTTCGACTTTATCTATATTTCTTTCTCGTATGGGTTTTCCCCTAAACCAGTTATATACTGACATACGAGATACGCCTAATAGTTTAGCAATAGGATCAGGTGGCAGATTAGCTTTAACACATAGCTTACCTAACTGCACACCTAATCTTTTTTGATTAAGGCCATTAAGACTTAGTAAATACTTCTCACTATAACACTTAGCCATGATTATCCTTAAGTTTTAACCGACCACTTTTTAACAATTGAACTTACATCAGTAGGTTTTTGCACTGGCGCAGGTTCGGCTCTTAGTATTGGTTGATCTACTGCTACATCTGACTGTACATTACTTGATGCCGTTGCCTGTGGTGCAGGTGTAGGTTGAGTTGCTACTTGAGTAGGCGCTTCACCTTCGTCTTTAGGTTTATATACAGTTAACTTAATATAATTATCAGCTGTTTGAGACTTAGCTTGTTTCTCTACATCAGCTAATTGTTCAGGTGTTAATACTCCGACAGGCGAGAATAATAGTTTAGGCGTAGGTGACTTAGTATCAAATTGCATTTTAGTAATGATCTTACTTGCGCCAATATTATTATTAGCTAGCATTTGTACATAAGGTCTGAAACCCCACTTACCATTATCTTCTTTTTGCCAACATGATGTTGACGGTAATACTAATTGATAAATATCATTGCTTGGATCACCTGGTACTGTGACTGCTGTTCTCCATGATAAACGACATGCTGAACCATTACCTGCTACAGAATTCTTAACGCTGTATGGGCATTGATCACATGATGACGCGGGAGGATTAGCTACATCAGCATCGGGTGTACGAGAATCACTTGACCAACATGTAGGTACAATCTTCTCGCCGTCCTTGTACGATGACGCGTAATACATTCTTGAGGCATTGTGAGCCATACGGATAAAGACTACATTCATTGATCGGTCTTCAATCGTACCAACTTCTTCACCGCCTGCATATTTACGGAATACGCCGCCTTTGATTGAGATACGTTTAGTGACGTTGTTACCTCCGCCGCCAGCTACTGCTAGTGTATCTGCGTCTAACCCTGTTTGAAGTAGGGCTGGGTTTTGTTGCATTAATATTGCTAATTCGTTACTCATAATTTACTCCTTAAGTTTTACTAGGTTTCTTAACTACAATACTATATTCTCTAAATGAACTAACACCTGGTGGCATACCTTCTCCATCATGATTAGCTAGATACTCTTTAAGATTAGTATTATGTAATCGTTGTTGCATTAACTCAATCAATCCGTTTTCCATAATGAATGATTTAAGTCCGTCCCAATCACTACATATATAACTTTCTTTCAAAGTCTTAACTATAGTTCCCGCGCCTGTACGTATTGTCTCGGCGTTCATTTCGTTGCACTGCTCTAATAACACTTGTTCTAATTGCGCTTGTTCTGCTTTTAGTTCAGCATCTTTTAGTTCAAACTCTCTTGCTATGTTCTCACGTTGACCACGTATTGTCAAGTAAGCTTGTACTATTTCATCTAACTTAATGTTATCACTCATGATTCTAACTCCTCTCTATAAAGATCAACTAATTTTGTATGTAAATCTACTTTGCCTTGCAACATCTTATAAATCCTTTTCTCTACATCTGACCCTTCAAGATGAACGACTGTCATCTTATTCTTCTGACCTACACGATCTATACGAGCAACACATTGTAGGTACGTCTCAACACCCATCACAGGCGACCAAAAGACAATCGTATCTGCTCTAGTTAGCGTCACTCCGTGAGAAGCAGCTTGCGGTTGAATTACTAATACACGAGGATCGTCCATAGTTTGAAAGCGTTGAATAATATGCCCTCGATCTGTAGCTGATACTTCCCCGTTAATAACTTCGTTTGTTATACCTTGTTTAGTTAGGTATTGAGATACAACTCGTATCGTATGTCGGTAAGGTACAAACACTAATATCTTATTTGTAGTCTCCGCAATCACTTCACTTAACGCAGATAAACGAGGTGATATATCAAACTCAA